GTAGAGGATGCCCGCCGCCCGAGCCGGCAGCAGCGTCTGCGACGGGTCCAAGTTCACCGCATTCTCGATCGCCGCCAGGTGCAGCCGCCGCCCGTCGGTTGCGACGAACGACACCTGGCCTTCGGCCTCGACCTCGATCAGCACCGCACCCAGGGCGTAGCGGCTGCTCTCGTTGTCGGTCGCCACCAGCACCGAGCGGATTGCATGGGCCAGCTGCTCAGCCGGGTGCTGCGTCCTGGCCCTCAGCCCTTCCGGTTCCCACACCGGGAACTCCGCTGCATCCTCAGTCGGCAGCGTCCAACTGCCCCGACCGCACCGCACCTCGCACGTCGAGCCCTTCGGCGTGAACGTGACCTCATCGCAGCCCGCGGCGTTCAAAATCGCCAACAGCCTGCCGTGGGGCAGCAACATGGCATCGCCGTGGTAGTCGATGTCCACGTCGAGGCGCACCTCAAGGTCCGTGGCCGAGACTCGACCGTCACCGATCCTGACGTTGCTCAGCACCGGCTTTACTGCACGGGCCGACACAGCCTTTCCGACCACCTGCAATGCACTCCTCAACTCGGCGACGTTCAATGTGACGCCACCACGCTTCGCTTCCTTGACTGCCATCGTTCGGCTCCTTCCTCAAAGCCACACCAACCACAAGCCCAAGGGCGAACGTCGCCGCCTGGACCAAAATTCCTGCTGCGATGCACGCTACATGCGTCGTTGTCATCGGCGTGCCTCCGCTCGTTCTAGTTGTGCCGCCTGCCTGCCCAGCCGCAGCGTCAGGTCGTCAATCGTTTCGTGTGCCCACTCGATGAGCCGGCGGGTCTCGTCGTCGAGATGGTCAGCCCATGCGTGCGTCTCCAGCATGCGAGCCAGCATCACGGGCGACGGTCTCGGGTAGGGGTTGTTCTCAGCCATCGGCTGCCTCCACGGGAACGAGGGAACGAGCGATGCCGCTGGTCTGCCGCAGCAATCCCTTGCGGACGAGGGCACTGACGTGGCACGCGGCCGTGTTCGGCGACACCCAGCGGAAGTGCCTGACGATGTCACGCAAAGCCGGGGAGTAGCCAAGCTCGTCGATGTGCCGGCGGATGTACGCCAGCACCTCGAGTTGCCGAGCCGTCGCGGGTAGGTCTTCGCAGCGTAGAGCGGTCATCTGTCCTCCTCCTTGAGTCTGAGCACGTCGGCAAGCGCGACGACCTCCGCCGGTCGCCGGTACGGGGCCGGCTTCATGCCGGCGAACTCTCGGGCCTTGCGGTCCAGCTGGGCGCGGCGTGCCGGGTCGTCCCCGTCTGGCCGCCTGCCTGGCTCACGGTGGGTGCCGCCCTTGTCTTGGCACCGAGACAGCCACCGGACGAGGAACGACCGCCAGTTCCGCCGACCAGCCCTCGTCGGGTTCGCCCGCAGCCAGGCCGTGGCCTTGGCGAGCTCCTGGTCCAGCACGGCACCGGGGAACGCGGCGACCCACTCCGAGCGGTCTGCGTCCGTGATGCCCTGCCAGCCGGACTCCGAAGACCACGACACGGCGGGTTTCGCCGGCGAGCGAACCGGCTTCGGTTTGCTCGTCGGAACCGGCGCAGCCGGTATGTCTTCTTCTTCTCTTCTCTTCTCTTCTCTTCTCTGCGTTACGGTGACGGCGTTACGTAACGGCGTTACGTCACCGTTACGGTTTTCCCGGTATCGGCGCTGCCTTTCGGCACCCGTCCGGTCCTTCGCTGGGGTGTTGTGCTCGCTGAAATTAGGCAGCGAAACACACTTCCCGGCCTCGTCGGGTATGGCCCAGCCCACAGAGTGCATGGCGTCGCCGAAACCCGGCACGCCGGAGATTTCGTCTAGGTCTTCGAGGTCGCAACACGACAGGATTCCGCCCACGGAGTGCTCGTTTGCGCTGCTCCACACGCACAGTAACGCCGTTACGGTGACGTGACGTAACGCGTTACGTGACAGCACCTGGTCGGGGCAGCCCGAGAACCCGGTCGTAAGGGCGGCCCCGGCTCGAGGGTCTCGGCCGATCACCTTGGCGATGGCGTGCACCTTTGGGTTCGCCAGAAGTGCAGAACGCATTTTGACCCAATCACCTGCCATCTTGGCCTCCTTTCCATTCCGCCCCGCCGCGTCGAAGCGGCAACCGTGCCTATCACGGGGGCGGCGTACCTTGCCTAGCCTTGCCTAGCCGAGCCACGCCTTGCCTCGCCCCGCCGGGCCCTGCCCCGCCCCGCCGTGCCAGGCCTCGCCCTGCCGAGCCCCGCCGCGCCACGCCGTGCCTCGCCTAGCCGTAATACCAATCCATGTTCATCACTTCACCCTCCAAACCACCGCCATGCGTCCGCTCGCGGTTCGCCTGGTACTGCCGCTCTCGACGATCATGCCGCGTCGTGCCAGCTCGATCCGCCGTGGTCGCACGGTGGACGGGTTCATCTCGAGTTCGTTCGCGATCTCCTCGTCAGTGGCACCGCTGGGCCTCCTCGCGATGAAATCGAGCACCCGCTTCTGGAGTGCGTTGAGCGTGGCCGGCGCCAGCGAGTCGGCTGCCGCGGCCGAGGTGACCGAGCCGCGAACGGCAGGGGCCATAGCGAAGAGCGGGCCGGGGGTGTCTTCGATGCCGTAGTGGTTCATCACGCATCCTTTCGTGTATTTGCCCGGTTACGCCGGGCTCGGTCGCCTCACCGTGGAGTCGGCGGCGACTGCGGTGGTTACTCGCCACTCCCGCAAGGCGACCAACGCGGCCGATGAATGCAGCCGCTGCGGCCATGGTGGGCCGGTGTCTCAGTCCCCTGTCCAGTTGCTTTTCCAGCACGACGGCGTCGGCGCCCGCGGCTCGTACTTGTCCTTCAACTCGTAGTAGTCCTGCACGCTCTTCTCGGCGGCGCGGTGCATCCGAATCGCCTCGTCCTGCAGCCGTGCGACGGCGTCGGCCATAGCGTCCTGCCCAACGCTCCGCAGGTACTCGATGACGGCTTTCGGTGGCATCATGCGGTCACCTCATGCTCAGCGGCCTCGTGGGCGAACTCCTGGCCCTTGTCCTCGCCGATCAGCCTCTCGGCCTTCTGGTGGATCAGCCCGACCAGCGCCTGCTTGGCGGCCTCGTCGAAGACACCCTCGGCGGCTCGCTTGTCCACCAGCGTGCGGATCGCGTCGAGCATGTCGAACGTCGTGGCCCTGCTAATCGCCAGGCGGGCCTTGCCCATGGCGTCCTCGGGCACGACGGGGGCCGCTGCCGCTGCCGTCACCTTGACCACGCTGGGCGTCGGCTCGCTCACGGCCGGCGTCTGGTAGTCCTGGGCCTCCTCGGCCGTCACAAGGCCACGCAGGGCGTCGGCGAATGCGTTCCGCAACGCGAAGCCCCGTGCTCGCAGGGCCAGCATTCGGGCCGGGTACTGAGTCCACGGGCCCGACTTGCCCCACAGGCTCGCCTTCTTCGCGTCGGCGACGCTGAACCGGGCGACCGTCGGCTGCGGGTAGCCACGACGCTGGACCTCGCAGACGGCGGTCAGGCTGTCGCCTTCGCCCTCGGTGTACTCGCGGACGTAGAGGCACTGGGGACTCGACTGCACCAGGGCCAGGGCCGCGTCACCCCAGATCGTCGGCCTGCCGTTGATCACGGCGATCGACTGGAGCGACTGCATCGGCGACAGCCCGACTTCGCTGCCGTGCTGGATGGCGAGAAGGCAGGACTCAGCCTTGCCCTTGAAGTCCTTTGGCGCGAAGTCCGACTGGCTCACCATCTTGGCGAACCGGAAGGCGTCGTCGAACGATTGCAGGGCCAAGCCGCCGGCCCGTTGCGTGCTGATTTCCGTGGTCATCTGTCATGTCCTTTCGCGAAAAACTGGGTTGGTTTTCTGGAAAAACCCGCTCCGCGTCCTGCTCGGCGGGGTGTCGTTGCGTCCGTGCTACCCCGGTTCCACCGGGCTCCTTCCGCCGGCTAGCTCCGCTGGCCGACGGTCCTTGTGTTTGATTCAATCTCTTTCTTCCTCAGCGTGATCAGCGCCCCGAGGACCGTGAGAACCGATTCAATGCACTCGCTCTTCGTTTCTCCGCTCACCGCCTCGTCAATCACGGTCGGCCCCAGCGTTGGGTGGTCAAGGCGGACAGTGACCGCCACCTGCTGCGGCCCGGAGTAGTCGGCTTCGCCGTCTAGGTCCACGAGACGCCACGGGTTTCGCGAGTAGCTCAGCTTCTGAATTGCGAGTCGCATGGGATGCTCCTAGAACGGCACGATCTGCTCGGCCGTTACCGCGTGGTGCTCGTTGCCCCGGTCGGGCACATGCCGCCGAACGTGGTAGGTGTCCTCTGTCAGCACCTCGACCACGACGCCGGCCAGCGTGCGGCCCTTGTCTCGCCACTTGATGCGGTCGCCGACCGCGTAGGTCGTGACGAGGCGTCCGTCGCGGTAGCGGGTCGTGCCGCCCGAGACGGTGTGCTCGGGCATGCCAGCGACGGCGGCGATGTACTCGTTGTGATGCGGGTCCATGGTGGGGGTCTCCTTCGTGTGGCGGGTTAGTGTACGAACGAACAGTTCAAGGTCAAGAGGTCCAGTTTGGATATCGTCAGTTGGGCTATGGTTTATCGTCAGTTCGTCAGGGTGTCAACGGGGGAAAATGCCGGCCAGGCTGGCCAGAAGCTCAAGGAAGTCGTGAACGGCTCGGGCGGCCGGCGAATCGGTGCCGAGCTCTTGGCCGATGCGGACGAGGACGAGTGCGGGCATGAGGTTTGAAATCCGGTGCATGGTCAGCCCTCCAGCCCGAGCATGCGAAGCGTGACCGCAGCCGGTGCTACGTCGCACGGGCTGACCAGCCAGCGGTAGGCCGAGCCTGTTGGGTGCATCGAGGGCGGCAGGACGCTTTGGGCCGGCTTGCCGCCGATGCGGATCTCGGCCCCGCCAACCTTCTTCCAGCCGATCGGCGGCAGCGTAGCGTCCAGCCGGAACAGCCGGTGTTCGCCTCTACCGCTGGCCCAGGTCGGCGTCCGGATGTCCAGCAGTCCCATCCTGGCCAGTGCCAGCCGGCCGACCTCATCGTCATACTCCACGTCGATGATGTTGCCAGTACCCAGCAGGAGCCCGAGGTTGCTGCCGGCGGACAGCCAGCCGTCGATCACGTCGGCGATGCTCGAGGCGAGCGTGTGCCAGGCGTTGCCGAGGGGCCGCTTTCCGTTGCTGGCCAGCTGCACGAACTGGCATCCGAGCGTGGCGAGTGCGTGAAGGTCACTGGTCATTTGCCGTCTCCTTTGCGACGAGGGTGGCGACTTCTGCCGCCGTGGCCCAGCCGGCCGCGTCCCACACGCTGCCGATGCTGTCGATGGTCCAGAGCTTGTAGACACGCACGTCGGGGCGGTACTTGCCGTCTACCTCGCTGCCGTGGCAGTAGACGTGCAGGCCTTGCCGGCCGACCCAGCGGCACTCGCCAGGCTGCATGTCGGTGATCGTCCGAAGGTGCTTCATCGTTCGTCTCCCGGCTGGCGGCTCGTCAGGTCTCATGCGCCCGACTGACGTACTCTAGGCTATCGTCAGTTGGGTTGCAAGGGGGTGAGCAAAGATTTTTTTAGGTGCGGTTTCGCCGGGGAAAACGCTACTTCCGGCGAGCGGCGGCCTTCTTCGGCTTGGCCCGGCTGGACGCCGGCCGCTTGGCGAGGTGCTTCTTGCCGACCGACCGGGTGCTGAGGTCCGCAGTGGCGGCCTTGGCGGCCTGCACCGGGATGAGCCAGACCCGCTTTCCAAAGCGTCGAGCACCAAGCAGCTTGCCTTCGCCGAGGAGATGGCGGATCCAGCCCTCGGTGCAGCCCATCACGTCTACGGCTTCCGCCACGGTGAGGTATTCGCCGCCGTCGATTTTCTGTGCCATTGCGATCATTGCCCCAATACTACGCCCAAGCGGTAGTTAGTCAACCAATCCGCACCTCCAGACCACCCAACTTGCCCCGGCCAGCCGACCCTCCGTAGGATCGACTGGCGGGGGAAGTTTCAACGGAGAGGGCTCCGTTAAACATCTGTACACTATGGGGGAAGGAGGTGTCTGATGACGCTGCGCGAACTGCTCGAGCGGTATGCCCTACTCATGAATCTGTCGGATCGGTCGATGACGCTCTACGGTCACACCATCGACAAACTGGCTGAGTTCCTCGGCCGAGAGCCGCTGATCACGGATCTGGAGGACGTGCAGGTCTCGAGGTTCCTGCGGTGGCGAGCCACGAACCCCTGCCGGGGGCGAGTCGTCAGCCCGCACACCGTGGCCAAGGACCGCAGCCAGTTGCTGGCGATCTGGACATGGGCGTGCAAGAAGAAGTTGCACGGCGGCGAGTGGCCGGGCCTGCCACGCCAGAAGCGGGTCAAAAGGACGCCGACCGCCTACACGCTGGACGAGATGAGCCGCCTCGTCCGAGCCGCCAAAGCCCGCCGAGGGGCAATGTCCGGCGTGCCTTCCGCCTGGTGGTGGAGCACGCTACTCCAGTCCGCATGGCAGACAGGCGAGCGAATTGGTGCCCTGCTCGACCTGCGGTGGCGTGAGGTGGACACGTCGCAGGGACGGCTTGTATTCCTCGCCGAGACCCGCAAGGGCCGCGAGCGTGACCTCGTTGCCCCGATCACCGCTGCCCTGGCTGCTGAGCTGGAGACCCGGCGAGGCCCGCCTGACGCCTTAGTGTGGCCCAGGACGGGCCATCCGCTGTCGCACTACGCCAGCATGCGGCTGCTCTGCCAGACGGCAGGCGTGCCCGCCAGGGCGTTCCATGCGATCCGCAAGAGTTCCGCCTCCTACGTCGCCGCTGCCGGGGGGGATGCCACGGCACACCTCGGCCACGCCGATCCGGCGATGACGAGGGGCCACTACCTCGATCCGCGGATCACGGAGACGCACCGGGGGCTGGACTTCCTGCCGCCGCTGGACCTTGAAGGCCCGCCGAAGGACGGGGGAAGACCGGCGGCGTGAGGCATGTCATTCGGTGACACCGAGTGCCATCCGCTTCCATGCGTGAAGACGTTGCATGAACCCGCTAGGCTCCACGCAATGGAGGACAGCAAATGCACGATGACGATTACGATGACGGCCTGGATGGCGACCAATCAAAGACTTGCGAGCGGTGCAGGTTTTTTCGGGAGATCACAGTCGGAACAGACGGTGAGTGCCGAAAGTATGCGCCGCAGCCGTTAAGGATGAGATTCGGCCCACGCCGAGACGAAAGCGACCACTACGCACCAGAGTGGCCAGTCGTCTGTACGGCCGATTGGTGCGGAGACTTTGAGGAGCATCCGCACAAGGCTGGCGATTCTTGGGATTGACCCGAGCAAGCGGGGAGGCGGCAACGTGGAGGAGGACACGTCGTCGCCATCAACCCGCCGCCCGGTCAAGCAGTCTCTCGCTCCGCTCTTGGATGCACGCCGGCCAAGCCCGCGACTTGCTCAAGCCGGCGCCAGAATCCGACCGCCGAAAGCACCGGATTCATCAAGTCGCTCATAACGCAGAAGTCTGTGTTGTACGGCGATCGGTGGTGGACCGCATGCCCGTCTGGCGACGACAGCAGTCCGATCAACTGGAGCCCCCGTATCGGGCGTGAGCATCGCTGGTGTGCCCAGCCGTGTATCTCGTTGGCCTGGCTGGAGAACGTAGCAACCATGGCGAGCCAGTGCTGCCCCGCCGCCAGGGCGACGAGCGATACGGCGGCCGCGGGCAGGATCGTAGTCCAGTTGCGTTGCCAGTAGCCGCCAGCAAGAAAAGCCCGCGGCTCGGAGTGGTGCCGGATGTTCGGTGCGACGACGTGCCGCCCCAGCACCGGCCACGCGGGGTCGCCATAGCGGTCCTCCCACCAATGGACGATGCCCGTGGCAACGTCGGCGGCGAGCCACGCCGAGACGACGTACAGAGCGATCATGCGTCTTGCCTCCGCGCCCGTTCTACCGCCAACTCCTCAGCCAGCCTTTCGCGGTCCTTGAGCAGCCGCATGACATGAGCCGCGAGCGTGCCGCTGGTCCCCGTGTACGCACCCGAGAACCGGCGGGCGTCCTGCTCGCACTGGGCTAGGTAGGCGTCAGTGAGTGGCTCAGGCACGTCGGCACTCCTGGTGGCAGGCCGCGTACCCCGCGATATCGATTGCCGCGTCGTCGGTCGCCGCTGGCCCCATCTGCCTGGCGATCTTGTCGAGCACCATGACGAGAGCCCAGTCGGCCGGCGTGAACGTCGTGCCGAACGCCGCGTTCACCAGCGACGCCGTCCTAGCGAAATGCTCCGTAGGTGGCCCGTACTTGCCGTGCCGGTCTCGGATCGTCGCGATCGCGTCCCGCAGCGTCTGCTCTGCCGGCGTGACGGGGCGGAACCCCGGCTCCCACTCGGCGTAGTTCTCGCTCAGGACCGAGTCGCCCCGCTGCCGCCCGATCAGGTACTCGACGTATGGCACGTCTGACTCGTCGTGTTGCGTTTCCTCGGTACTTGCGACAATGTGCCTAGGTTCTGTCGCCCGCGGCGCCACCTTGTGGTCATCGGCTGGCGTGGCGTCGAGCCGCTCGCGGACGGCTGCCCGCAGTGCGGCGTTGGATTCTTCAAGTGTCGTCGTCATGCTTGGTTCCTCGGGGTGAGTCCGCAGCCTATGCCCGTAGTCAAGCCGATCGCACGGTGCCGTCACCCATCACCCGGTAGTTGTGCACGTCGAACTGCCCGCCCTTGTGGACGGTCGCCACGGCGAATCCGTGGTTCCAGCGGTTGATGACCGCGTAGTCGGGCCGCAGGTCGCACAGGCATCCCGTGCTCCAGCACGCCGTTTCCTTGTGCCACATGTCGCTCTCGGCGTGGTTGCTCGTGCGGTGGGAATGTCCCACCAGGCACGTCGAGAGCGTCCGCATCCACGCACCGCGGGCGACGTTGACCGGAGCCGCCATCCCCTTCGGCAGTTCGTGCCCGTGCAGCACGGGGAGCTTCCCCAGCATCACCGGCCGCTGGTCCTCGACGAGTTCGATGTCGAGTTTGGCTAGGTCGAGCCACGCCGTCAGGCTCATGCGTCGGTCGTCGCTGATCTCGGATGCGTGCTGCCAGAGCCAGTGCTGCCACCGCTCCTCATGGTTGCCGGCCTTGTAGACGATCGGGATGCCGGGAAACTCCTGCCGCAGCCAGCCGAGGAACCCGCGGACGGCTTCCAACTCGCCCTTGAAGTCACGCTTCGCCGGGTCTTTCATGTAGCGGCTGATCGCGTAGAAGTCCGCTATGTCGCCGTTCAAAACCAGCCCAGACAAGCCCTGCTCTTTCAGGTGACCGACGGCGGCAGCGACCGCGACCTCAGAGTGATACGGCACATGCACGTCGGACAGGATGCCGATTGGGCCGCTGACCTTCACGACGTACGGCGTCCACGGCTGAGCCATCGACTTCGGCATGGCGAGGATCTCGCCGGCTTCTCGCGGGGGACGCGGTGCCGTGGGCTTCTGCGTCTTGCGGTTCTTCTTGCCGTGTTGCCCGAACTGCCGCTGCATCCGCATGCGTGCCTGGTGCAGCGTGATCGCCCCGTTACTTTCCTTTACGAGTCGCCTTGCGAGCGTTTGCGCGGGGGCTTCGGGATGGAGTCTTGCGAGCCGCTCCGCTTTTCTGGTTATCGCGTCCCCGCTCATCTGCCGCCTCCTTGCGATGTAACACTATGTTGCCGTCGTCATCCGGCATCGGGTTGGCACCCTCTGTCTCGTCCTCGTAGTCCACGTCGTCGAGGCCGGTCCACCCGCGCTCATCCGTGCGCTTTGCCACGATGCAGCCTCCTCGCGTTGCTGATCGCTCGCCTGACCAGCACCGTACCCGCCGCGTCAATGAACGGCAGCCGCCTACTGGTGGCCTCCTCGCGGAGCCAGCCGACGATCGTGGGCACGTTGGTCTCGCACCACTCGCAGCCGCGGATGTCCATCTCCACGGCACGCGCCAGGCATTTACAGCCGGCCTTCGGCGTGATGCCGATTCGGGATAGGAGCTTTTTCAGTTCTGTGCCCGGGCCTTCTCCCGGCGGCGGCGGGGCATGCTCGACTACTCGAAGTTGGAGCAAGCCGCTGCCGGGGCTTTCGCCCAGCAGTTTGGCGATCGCCGCCGCGAGCGTGGCCGAGTCCACGCGCCCCGAGTACGGGATGACCATGCTACGTGTAGTCACGAGCAGCACTCCGGCGGATCACACGCCCTGGTACACACAGACTCCAGGCAGTCTCGCGTGCCGTCAATCGCGTGCCTCACCTGCTTCCACGCATCCCCGATGCACTGGCTGCTTGGCGTACCGCCCAGACAGTTGCTTTCGGTCAGGTCGTCGATGCAGTCCTCTTCGCTTGCGTACCCGTAGCCGTCGATGACCACCGGGTCCGAGTCCTCGTTGGTAGGGGAGACAACCACGGAGACAAGCGTGCCGCACGGGCAGACGGCGAGCACCACGGTGAACGTGGTCACTTCCGGTGACGCCGGCGAGTTCGGCGAACACTGGTTTGTCTTCGTGACCGTGATGGTCACGAGTTTGCAGTTCTGCGGGGGGCATAGGCCCAGCGCGTCGGTAGACGAGTTGCAAAGGTCTGTAAATGAGTCTTCTACTGACACGGTCTTGTCGTAGAACACCTTGTAGTCCGCGGCTGGATCGCAGTCTGTCTCCAGCTCAGCCGGGTCGTCGCAAGAGGCGCAGTCGTCGGCCTCGACCCACCCCTCGGCCGGCAGGTCGTCCTGCGTGCCACGCTCTAGAAGGGCGTCTACGATCCAGTCGCCGGTGCCGGGAGTGGCGAGGACAAGTTTGCGAATGTCGGGGATGGCCCCCGACGAGCCGGAAAACTCCTGCACGTACCAGTAGCGAGTGGCGCCAGGCAAGCACCAATCCGGTGCCGGCGGCGCGCCGTCTGGACACTGCTCTTCCAGCACTGCCGCCGTGGCTATCACGCCGTTGATGTACGGCACGCTCCAGCCGAACCATGTGGAGCCATTAAAAAAGATGTCATCCCGGCATTCGTTAGCCTCCCAAGACGCCTGAAACAAATCGCGAATTTGCTGCTCAGTCCAGCCAGGAAAGTTGATTAAAGCCTGCGCCACCTTTGCATCAACGCACGCCTCTTGTGATTCATATAGCCGGCTTATACAGCCAGGCAGTAGGTCAAGCAGGTCGTCATAGAGACCCAGGGAATACTCGCTAGGCGATAGCTCCCGGGCGTCAAATGCCCAGTCCCACGGAGCGCAGGAACAGCAAGCGTCGCACGTCGGGCAGGTGCATGGCGTGCCGCAGCAGGCGCTACAGGGCATGAGCATCAGTCACACTCCGCGGCGATGGCGTACCAGCCAAACCCGTTGTTGCTCATGGCGACGTAGGCCGAACTGGGAATGGTGGCGAAGATGTTGTGCGCGACCATCGTCCCGGCCGTCGCCGTGGGCCTCGAGGTGGCCGTGGAGGGCGGACCGACGTAGAGCGTGATGACCGCCGACGATGCCTTTGACCACTCGGCTGTACCCACCTTGCCAATCATGATGCGGACGCCTGCCGCCCCACGATCGTTCACCGCGCCGCTCGTCTTCAGCGTAGGGCCGCTACGTTCAACCACCTTGACGGCGTGGCCGATACGCTTGGCGTCGTCCTCGCTGAACCCGTAGACCGGCATCGGTCACCTCGACAGGACGAGGTACTGCAGCCGAGCGGCCGACGTGTACTGCGTGCTCGTCACCGCTCGCAGGCCAAGGGTAATCGTCTCGGCCAGTGGCAGGACCGCCGCCATGCCACGCTGAAGCTCGAGCACTTCCTGGCTGTTCGTCCCGTCGAAGCGGCCGATAAACACGGCGTGCGTGCCGGCCGTCTGCGTTGCCAAATTGCGGAACGCCGCGTAGCCTGGGGCCGACACGATGCCGAGCGACAGCGTCTGCACTGAGGTGCCGATGGTCACCACGCCGGCCGCCGCCGCCTGCGTCGTCTGGTTGGCCTTGACCGATGCCGCGGCGAACCGGTCGGAGAAGTTGCCGTTGTCACACTGAAGCGTGACCGAAGCTTTGATTTCGTCAGCCATTAGATGCCCGCCTCCGTAAACAGGTTGCTGTGGACTTTCTCTTCATACGGATACGCCTTGCGCGTGAATATGTACGAAGACGCATTAACGCCCGTTAGCAGCGAAGCAGCGACTGCAGTGCCGGACCCGTCTAACTGCACCGGCTTGCTAACTGGATTCCCGGCAAGGTCGAGGATCGCCCGCCGCTCGCCGCCGACAACCTCATTGAAGCCAGCGTCGTGGAACTCAACGAAATGCCCCTTGGGGTCGTACAGCCAATCGACTGAGACAACCCACTGGTCCACCTTGTCGTCGAAGTCCGCGTTGTAGCCGACACACAGCATCGTCCGCCGCGATGCACCTAGGAAAGCGACCTCGTTGGTCGTGTTGACGTAGGATGTTAACGCGGCAATGTTTGGACTGACGACCTTGGTGTTGGTGTACGTCAGCCGCAGAAGGCAGCGATTTTCAGTCAGCCCGTCCACCGGGTCGCCAGCCGAGTTTGTTGCCGGCTTTGGGGCAGCGTTGTACTCGCCATTCTCGCCCTGGTCCGTGAGCGGGCATTCCTTCTGTTCGGTCGAGATGCTAATCCGCTTCCACGTTTCGGTCTCTTGATCTTCAGGCGATGGCTGCTCCGACTCGTCTTGAGCCTCGTAGGTCACCGCAATCTTGATCGCACGGTCGGCGTCGTCGCCCTTGTAGTAGGACAGTTTTCGCGACT